ACCGTTCTTGATAAATCTTGGGTTTGGGAGGGGCTTCCACGTATTGTGGAAGATTGAGAATATCGTGTACAACACCTTTAGTGGGACGTACAAAAGGTGGTGTAGGAGTGTTATATTTCACACGTGGCGAGGGTCTCTTGAACCCATGCTGGGGCTTGTTGATGATGCGTTTGATTTCTTCGATGGTAGACATTTTTATTAATATAATTACTTGTTATTTTATATCACTTAGGTTTATTTAAGACGCGCCATTTCACGACCAAGAGTAACCACTTTAGAAGGTGCTATTTTAGTGTTGAGCATTTGCTTCAACTTGGTTTTGTTACTTTTTGAAAGCATTTTTATAGCGTCAATACGTTTGGCGGCAATATTCTTCGTCATAGTCATTTTAGAGGGAGCGGGTTTTGATTTAATGATGGTGGAAATATTAGGCATTGCGCTAATGCTACCCGGTATAACCTTAGCGTGAGGAACGTTATTTTTTTTAACAGTAGACTTTATTGGAAAAAGTTTGGCAAGAGGAATGTTATTTTTATTCACTGGAAAAAGTTTGGCAAGAGGAATGTTATTTTTATTCACTGGAAAAAGTTTGGCAAGAGGAATGTTATTCTTATTTACTTTAGAAGATAGTTCGGCACATAATTGTTTTTTTGTCTTCTTTTTCGCATCCTGAATACCCGCATTACTAGCAATAGGTATCAACTCACCTTTTTTGAAAATACGACATTTACGCTTACCGATTTTTACATTCCCTGACTTGTTCAGTGACAATTTATGATTCATATATTATATCATTAGTTTTTTTTTGTCACTAGCTCCAATTCACATTCGATAATATGATGCGCCTGAAAGTTTTGAAGGGATGAAAAAGGACCCCATAGCTCTATGACCTTTCTTTTGTTATCATACCAAATATAATCAAGACCAAGATACTTTGTCAACCAATAAAAACGTTTCCCACCATTTCCTATAAACTTGTATATATCGTCTTCATCATATGACGAAACGTCAAGTTGACTGTAATGTGTGTTTGGGGGGTTGTAAGGAGCCATTTTCTTCTTATACATTCTTCGTACTTCTTTTTTAAGTTATATCATACACGCGGTACATCCTACACCACCATAATTTTCAATACGCTTGGTTGGGGGAGAATATTTGCACATGAAAAAAGCGATTAACATGGTGATAGCAAGGGGTAGTAATAATTTCATTTTTATAATATTGTAATATTTTATTTAAAAACTATAAACTATTTATATGAAAATGTTTTCGGTATCACATCTCTATTCATTACCCATACATGTTTCGCGGAAACGTATGGCTGCATGGCAACCACGGAAAAGTTCTATACTAGATGCACCACCTCCGCCTTCTGTGATAGATACCGAACCATGTTTAGGTGAATATTGTATTAAAGCAACAGTAGAACAGATTGGACAAAATCCAAAAACATACATGGGTTATAGTCAGAATATTGATATAGGTATAAAAACCCTTAATGCATGTGAAAGATTTAAGAGTACTGTTGATAAGTGTACAGAACCTGACATCGTTTTCAAGGGTTGTAAATGTGATGAAGTCATATTCGTGCGAACACATGATGGTGTATTTAGGATGATTCGCTAATTAGACTTATATCCGTCTCTGAATTAGTATCATATTCACTATCGTATTCATATTCATCGTCCGATGAATCTATTGCCTGATAATATGTGTCATCGATCTTAGTAAAGAGTCCAGTATCTTCAAGATTTTGAGCATCATAAAACCCGGCGATCGATTCCTTCGGTACAGTATATGGTATTCTACTAAATCTATAAAACCCTGAACTTGAACATAGACATACCACAGTGTAATCGCATCCTTCGTCACCCACAATTTTCGCAATATCGATGCTACCGTCTTCATATTCAATATCTACTATTTCCCCAATCATGATATTCATGAAGAGAATACAATCTTAAAGTATATTGAAGTATAATCCAAACAATAGTATAAAATGTGAAAATCTGATAACAACTCATTTTATTACATGTGTAAATAATCTTAAAGTATATTAAATGAGAGTAGGTCCCAGGGATGCTGTAATGTTCGATATAGATGATACACTTTTAACTTCACTCAGTGGTCATCTAATAAAACCTGTTTATAACATTTACAAAAATGTAAAACAAATGGGTTATAAAATTATCATTGTAACGGCTCGACCAGCTTTCAGTCCGGTTATTTTATGGACTAAAAACCAACTGAGAAGACATGATATTACATATGACGAATTAATTTTTGCTAGTGCTAATGACAAGGGGTATTATAAACGAACATCTGGATATAATTTTATACTTTCGGTTGGTGACATGGATACTGATCTCACTGATAGTCTATACGCAATTAAGATTTCCACGTAATTTTACATACATGACATGTTACGAATACAGTCATTGGTTCATCGGCGCTACGTGTTTGTAATTCATAATAAGTAGTCTTGAAACCCTTACATTTGTTACATTTAAATAATCCCTTGTAATCTTTTTCGTTAGCAATATTATAATCCTTTGCCATATCTCTTTTAATACCTCGTTCCTTAGCTTTAGCATATGGACCATCTGGCCATAGAACTTCAAGAGGAAGCTCAAATACTTTACTTGTCTTTAACTGACCAGATAAAATCTTTTTTTTTAGCGTCGGCGAATGCTTCAAATTGTTTTGGATTTCTAAAAATTTATGTTTATATCTATTCATATGTCTCTGATTATCTTTAGCTGGTGCATCACAAAGACTTTCTGTTTTTTTAACTGCCCAATTATGTGTAGATTTTTCTAAATTTACACACAATGGGTGTTCTACAGGAAGATCTAGAATTTCCGCGTATCTTTTTATTACAAATTCACGATACATCATTTGCTTATAAATACTATTTTATTAATATCTACTTAGGTGCGTAAATGCTCTTTTACTACATTCACCAAATGATTCTGGGGAACATGTATTAAAAGGGTCAGCCCTCCGTCGAGGATCGTTACGAACTTCGCGCCATTCCTCGTCAAGGAAACTCCTGGGAACATACATTTCGGTTTTATGTAAAATTAAAAACACTATGACCATAGCTATGACAAAACGGATACCTCTATTCATTTATTACATACAAATTTTTTTTATTTACATAATGAAATATGACATTAGCGGTACTCATCCATGAGGATAGAGATAACATAGAAGAAATAAAATTGAACATAAACCCAGATAAAAACGAAATATATAATCTATTATCAGGCAAGGTTACATTTGTAGGACAATGGCCTGAAATAGATGTAGTCATCATTCGGCCTGTACACGGTAGTTGTAAAAATAAAAACACACTTCCATACCCTTTTCACAATGAAGAAATCATGGGTAAAATATTACTCGTTCGCATGGATGAAAATTCAGAACATCAAGACTTCACAAAAGATGAATTTATGGCTTGGGTGGGACGTAAGCCTTACCCCTAAGAACAGCTTGGGTGTATTTCATGCATAACTGAAAATGTGTATAAGCCCAGTCCATCATATTCTTTTCAGTCGTCTTCATTGGGTTGGCGTTAACCACTTTTATCAAGTCGATTTTCTTTCCGTCTGATACATTGGACATAGCATCGTCCACTTCCCTGAGCCATAGCACGTGATTTTCATCAGTCGGATCGAATAAACCTATAAATGACATTTATATATTTACTCACATATTCTTTATATTGTATTCTAAGTTTTCTCTGTACAGAAAATCATCTATGTAACCGTCTATATCCTGACCTCTCATTCTCATAGATAGAAGATCTTCGTATTCAAATTCGTGACAGTAGAAATAGTTTATACCAGTCATGATTGACATGTTATCAAGATCATCCTGGTCCTTGTACACTATATCAAGAAGTTTCATGTAATTTCCTGGGTCGGTTAGTGTATGACCGTCAAGTAATCGAACCTTCACGAAGGGTGTGGAAAGATTGACGGTAGGCCATGTACCAAACCGTGCCTTATGTTCACATATATACGTGGCATACCTCGTGGCGTATTGTCTATCTTTGAAACAAATAAAACGTGGTTTATCGTAAGCATCCAGTATGGTCGCCGTCCCCCCGGATTTAATGCTAATGAAATGGAAGTTCATCTTATTTTATTTTAAGATTTTAAACCTTAAATTATAGTATATGCAGTTTCCAAAAACACAACAACAATGTGTATATATTAGGTCAATTCAATCCCCTAAACCAATTTTGATAGCTACCGGACCCGCGGGATCTGGTAAAACTATGCTCGCATGTCAAGAAGCCATGAGATACCTGAATAAAAGAGTATATGAAAAAGTCGTATTTACACGCCCCACTGTACCAGCCGATGAAAATTTAGGATATTTACCAGGGGATATACATGATAAAATGGAGCCGTGGTCTTTACCACTTCTCGAAAACTGTCACATGACACCCAGGGTTTCAATAGAACCATTGGGTTTCATGAGAGGACGGACATTTAACAACACATTCATAATAGCTGATGAAATGCAAAATAGCACACCCTCACAGATGAAAATGCTCCTGACCCGATTGGGTAAAAATACAAAAATAGTCGTACTCGGAGATGATGATCAAAGTGACATCGAAGGTCTAAACGGACTCGCGGACATCATGAATCGCGTGGATGGTCTAGAGTTTGACTACATAGATTACGTTTCCATGAGCGAAGATGATATTAGAAGACACCCAGGTATAAATGAAATTCTCTCGGTATATAGTATATGAATTCCTTAAGAGAAAGGAAAAAAAAAGAAATAATTGCTGCTAAAAGAAATATAATACCATTGATGTCTGTAGAAGATGTTATTCATACAAGGGGAAAAATTGTAAAATCATCACGTGATATGATCACCATTAAATTAAATAAACAACTTTTAAAAAAACTCGAAGATATATACGCCATGTCAGAAGGTGAACATAGTGAATACGTCGGAGTCATTAGAGTGTCATATTCTGGTAGTGGATATGTAAAGTTCAATACACCTACAAAACACACTAACAAAAACCCAGTGTCTGTGATACCACCCATAAATATACGCAATGAAATGATCATGTATCATTCTCACCCAGTACCAGATGACCCTACGTTGAACAAATCGCTAGTCACATTACCCAGTACAGGTGATTTTGTGTACTATATAGAAAATTATCCTACATTACAGGTAAATGTCATATTAGAGCGTCATGGATATTATCTCATCGATGTTCTCGATACAAGTATTGGTAATAAACCAGATCCAGTCATGGTACGAGACGTATTCTACAGACTTCTTCAAAATAAGGGGATGGATCAATACATGATTCCGTATAGGGTAGGTAATATGGATTTAGCTCTCATAAGGGTATCTATACAAAGTTGGCAAGCTGTCATGAACAATTATATAGATGTAGTGATGCGTCATCGGTTCGGTGTGTCTATCAAATATTATACGTATAATCAACAACCTGAGATTACTCTTGTAAATCCACTGTCTCTTCCGGTGCCCATGTCTCTTGATTAAGTAACATATCCCTCACCGTTTCATAAAGCACTGAACATACTGCCATCTTGTAAGCCAGAAATCCAGCAAAAGTCGCACCATAGTCAAAGTCAAAGGCGAAAGGTGCGTTATTCCACATCGTCTCAAAAATACATGTCCCAATTGGAATATATAATTGTTTTTGAAATGATGAACGTTCTATGGTATCGACATGTCTTTCTAGTAAGGATAGATATACAATTGAAGTCACGGCTCCAAGGGTCGCCGACACACCCTCTGCCGCACCTTGGGTTATGAAATATGAAGCGGATATAGCAGAGCCATACCCGACTGTCGATTTTTTGAGATCCCTTTTCATCTTTTTATAATTAGTAATGTGTGGTGGTGCAGTCTTAGATACTATGATCGACATTATTACTGATTTAAAGGAAGAATTACTTTAATAATGTATATGTCAATACCTAAAGTAATTCATAAAGTCATCATCGTAGACGATGGAAACATTCCAACCATGCCAGACGGAATGAAGAAATCCATTGAGACATGGTATAGAATGAATCCCGGATATAAATTAAAGTTATACTCTGGAAATGACTGTGTTGAATACATAAATAAATATTTTGACGAAGATATATTAATTGCATACAATAAGCTAAAGCCATATTCATATAAATGTGACCTCATGAGACATCTCATACTGTATAACGAAGGAGGGTGGTATTCCGATATACGTCAGGTGTGTCTCGAACCGTTAGATACTTTAAATAAGTTGAACAAAGAATATTATACTAGTGTGGATTGTCCACCTAATCAGTTATGTATGTACACGGCATTCATAGGTTCTATACCTAAACATCCAATTTCTAAAAAAATGATTGATTTATTACTATGGAATGTGAAACATGAACATCATGGTCTTGATTGTCTTTATCCCACTGGACCAGGTGCTTATATGAACGCGGCAATAGACTATGTCAGAGCATACCCGGAAAAGTGTATGATTGGACAACATACGTCTGATGAACATATTCATTTTGGACAATTGAGATGCGTGAAATGTAAATACAATAATGCAAAGGGTGCGGACAATACGGATTTACTAGGAAGCAATGATTACGGTGTTATGTGGAAAAATAGGGATGTATACGTTACTTAGTAATCACATACATATAACCTTCATGTGTATCGTCCGTTATAAACTCAGTGGTTATTCCATTTATTTTAGATAAAATAAAATCTACAACTTTCCAGTTATCAAATATAATAATATCTTCAACTATTAATTTAGAACCCGAATTCATTCGATTAATTAGTGATAAGATTGAATTCACATCAGCTGTAATATGATGAAGTCCGTCTATTACAATGAAGTCGAATGAAACATCTGTAAATAAATTATCTAATTCATTCTTATTCAACTGATCAACTTTTGTAGTTTTGATATTCTCTTCTTCGAATAAAATTTCTTCATCGATATCTGCACCGTATATTTTAGACCCCTTTACAAAATCCATGAAAGCGCGTAAAGAACCACCAGGTGTGGAATCGAAATCTTTATCCTGTTTATAGAAAAACATCGTAGAGGCGATTTGAGGATTTTTAGTACCGATACCAATTTCTAATATATTTATATCATTTTTAGATTGTAAAACATTACTGTAATATTTATAATATGGATGAATAAATTTGTCAGAGCCGTATTTAATAAATAACTCTTTCAACACCTCTTCCCTATCGTTTTTGAAATCATTAAACATTCTAATCGTAGGAGAATATTCAGTAAGATTTATACATCCTAACATGTTAGGAATAAAATTTGCAGCTCCATTAATCCAAAAATACGGATGATCTCTCGCCCCCGTCGACTTAAAATGATTACTTAAATTTCCTATGTCAAGTTCCATATTCAAAATGTGTATGTTTATTCTTTAATTATTATTCAATTTTCTTCTTTTTTGTGTTATTTAGATAAGATACGGCAGCTGCAGTCACTGCTCCCATAGAGAATGATACGACAACGCTCAATGGATCCACATAAGTCATGGGTACTATTATTAATTCTAGCATTTAAACGTATATTATACATTTTCTTTAAATTATTAAGTATTTCCAATGTTAATTGAATATTACACGTGATGGTTTATTTCCATAAACAGCAGCCATATACGCGAAAGTTGAAAATCCAGTGAAATCCCTTTTACCACCGGTTAAAAATAGCAATGGACATTTACTTAAAATGAAAAACTTTAAAAAAACATTATGATATTTATCTAATTCTATATTTTTATCACTATCCTGATCTTGTATATACACACATGGGTTCTTGTCAAGTGTACGTATTTTATCACCGAAAGTCTGAATCAGATCTTTCAAAGTAAACATAGAATCAGAAGATACAAATACTCTACCATGTACAGATGCTATAATACGTTTGAATTTTATCAGACCCTCGTTAGAGCAGAAAAAATGTTCTGGTCCATCACTTCGCTCATCTTTAAACTGTCTGGAATCTTCACAATAAGATCCTCGTCTAATAGACATACCACAAACTACACCGTCTAATATGTGTATATTATCTTGTATCATCTTTTCCATCATGGGCGTAGGACTTATAATATCACGTATTTTTGGGTGTACATATTTTATAGTGTATGGATTCATGAAAATAGTAGCTTCGGGTTGTTTTCCATCATGGGTAACTTTGTTAAATCCATGTATAGTCAAACAATTTGATAATTCAAAATCATAAACACTTTCGTGTAATGATGTACATTCCTTTTGCATAGAAGTGAGTTGGATCAAGAGATTACCTAGACCTCCATACTTTTTAAATACATACTCATGCATGTATCTTTAATATTATTTGTTTTTTTAAATTATTAAAGATTTCGAATTAACATTAAGTAGTAATGAAAATAACGTATTCTATTACAGTATGCAATGAGTCAAGAGAGCTTTATTCACTCATTGCATTTTTGAAAAAGGTAAAAGATCCAGGGGATGACATAAATGTATTATTGGACACAGCTCACTGCAATTCCAATGTTAGAAAAGTATTGAAACATTTTGAGAATGACATAATCGTTAACGAACGTGATTTCGATGGTAATTTTTCAGACCATAGAAATTATCATATCACTACGTGTGTAGGTGAATACATTTTCATGATTGATGCAGATGAGATGCCACAAGAACATCTCATAAAGAACATTAAAAATGTAATTCGTGATACAAACGGAGATGCTTTCATGGTTCCTAGAATTAATATACATCCTGGATACACAAGCGAGTGGTTACAAGCGTCTAAATTCCATGTAAATGAGAATGGTTGGATTAATTGGCCGGATTATAATTGTAGAATCATCAAGAATGCACCTGACCGTATCAAGTTTGCTAATTCTTTACATGAGATGATATCAGGACATAAAAAATTGGTATCATTACGACCCACCCCCGACGTAGCGGTATGGCATATCAAATCAGTGGAAAAACAGGATAGTAGATGGTATAATGGTGATTATATTATACCAGGGGATGATAATTTATACGACAATCTACTATAATAAAATCTATGATATAGTATATGGCTGACGACGGTATTTACACTAACATACCTACTTCTTTTCCAAAGACAAAGAATCTTTTTCCAACATTATTGATTGTGATATTTCTTATCATAGGATGCGCGGTTGGTATAGATGTTCATTCAAATTGTAAGGCGTTACAAGGTGATAAAGTGTATAATAATTTACGACAAGCCATGAACTATGGTGTTACTACTGGTGTTACAACATTATTCATTCTCATTATAATGGAAGCCGGTGCTTTTAACGCAGCAATTATTGGAATAATTTGCGCATTATTCGGGCTTGTTACTAGTGCAATGAGCATAGGTGCTATTACAAAATGTGATGGTGAATTCTCCAAGGATAAAAATATTGCAGTGAAAGTTTTTGGTCCAGTGTCATTAATAGTGTCTATAGGAGCAGGTTTATATTTATCTAGAAAGTTAGTGACCATGTCTGGTTAGTTTTTTACGTTTATGTAATAGACGCTGAAGTATATAAAGCTGAATTACCAAACCTGTGAATGAATACACTGCTGAATAGTTGGCACCTTTTTTAATCTGATATACAGTCCATAAGAGACTACCAGTAATACCTATTAATAGAGATGGAAAACTATACGAACTCACATCATCCCTTTTGTATATATCTACAACGTGTACAAAAAGTTGCCCGGTACCAAGAACAACAGCTACTGTCGCGATTAAATCTTCTGTTTGTAGTTTCATTTATATAATTAAAGATAATAAAATCATAATAATTATATGGAATCTATTATTTTAACATATAAGTCTAAATCACCTGAAACTGATGCTATTGTTACCCGTGCTAACCTTCTCGTGAATAAATATAAGAAGTCAGGAATAAATAAAGAGAATATTTGTGGTTTAGTATCTACCCTTATGATGGAAGTTCATAAACTAAAAAAACTAAATGGTCGTGAAAAAAAAGAATTAGTCATGGACATGATTTATACAGTTATAGAACAGATCGATGATGGCGAAGAGGATAGTGAATTTGAGACTCTTCTCAAATCAATGGTACCCGCCATGATTGATAGTTTTTCTATAATGTTGAAAGTAAATAAGGGTTGTGGTTGTATGAAATAGTATAATGAAGTTTCCAACTCTTGAGTATATGATAGCGTATGGTATCTACACCGTGAAAGATCTTGTCTTACACTCGCACGGTAAATTGAAAAAGCGAAACATCATTCCATTGAATGAATGTGAAAGATGTGCATTCGTGTTCCCGGGATCTATTTGCAACAACTGTTGTTCTTCTTAATAACTAGACCCAATACGGATTCTAAGTTATTTTGATCACGTTTTAACGGTTTTTCACGTTTGAGTCTTAATGGCTCATTTACCCCCGATGCATTCTTTATTTCATACATTTTCGTAGTGTTAGAAGTAATGGGTACTACTATATTAGGGATAGGTTCGGTTTTTATGGGTTGTTGTGGAGCATCGTCTATCAAAACATTTTCACGAAACTGTTCTATTGTAAGATCTCCACCGAATTCAATTAATCTAAATCTTTTAGGTGCAGGTTTAATACTTCCCAATTTACCAAAAAGTTTTTTACGCATCATGATAATATTTCCACAAATAATACTTCCTTTATTGATCCCATACGTATCTAATGCATAACTTTTCATACAACTCCAAGAACAAAATGTACCCGCAGTTGTGAATTTATCTTGTCTTTCGTAATATTTATAAGGCATATTCAAAGGTGTTCCTTTAAATTCGTGACAACACCACCAACACCACATAGATTATTTTGATTACAATATCTTTAAATATTATTATTACTATCACCATCAAACAATGCCCATATACCACCGATTACTATAAGTATTATAAACCCAATTATAAACATTTTATACTTTTCAAAAAAACCCTGTTCCTCTTCCGCTACCTTACCTACATCCGTATTATTTGGCTGATCTCCTGATTCACCTTCGTTACCTTCTTCTTCGTTACCTTCTTCTTCCTCATCATCATCATCATCAAAAAATGGATCATCAAAACCAAGATCTGGTTTTGCGGGTTCGGATGGAGTAGGGCTAGGTGGTGTAGGAGATGGAGGAGGACTAGCTGAAGCAGGAGCTGTTATGTTACACGCAGCTGATATTCGACTACCGTCCACATTACCAGCAGTTATGTTTTGAATACAATTGTTAATGCTAGTTTTACAATTAGCATCCCATCCATCGGGTTGATATTTATCACCAACACACGGTTCGCCGCATGGCATCATGAGTTTAGCAGCTCCCGGGTCACCACCCAATTCAACGAAAGTATTATAAATCGTGTTAGCTCTAACACATCCCGCGGCACTAGGATTATTTTTACATACTTGATCAAATCTTGTTACGTTGTAACATGAACATTTTTCATTTGTTGGGTTACCTTTACAAAAATCTTCATAAATCGACTTTCTCACATTGTCATTTAATTTTCCGCATTGTCCTGTTGTAATATTAGCACCTTTTTTACAATGATTCGTTAATATTTCATCGTATAATCCGGTACCCAAATTTTCCACATTACATATATTAGTTTTAGATATGATATTATCACCCGCTGAACAATATTTTCTACCTAAACTTTTATCTTTATTCCATGTTATACACGTTTTATCATCTGGTAATTCGAAAGTTATGTTTCTGTCTTTACTACAGATATTCGTAATAAGATCATTATACATGGGAAGTCTTGGATCCGAATCTGGAATAGCAGCCCTCACTTGTCTTATTTTGACGGGGTCTTCATCATATGCACATGCGTACCTACCACCATAAGAGTGGTGTCCGAAATATTCGGTGTGTTGTTTAAGTGGATACATGCGACCACCTGCGGGGCAAGGAGGTTTCCAGTTACCTTGTGTTATCTCTATATCATTATTATGAAAGAATGTCCATGTTCCTGAGTTATTTTTATCCAATACATTACCCATCCACCACACGTTATCCTGCTTACCGACCGCCTTTGAATCATACGGTACCTTTTCAATCGTAACACCACTCACCCCACCGTATAATCTATGCAATCCCCATTTACCATCTGAAAAAACACCAGCTTCTTGCACTAGATTTTTATCGGGTCCATGTTCATATGCCACAACTGAATAATTATCCCCACACCCCGTCACATTTATAGCTGTACCCACATCATTTATTATAGCATTATGATAAACATCTCCATCCTTATTAGCTTTATAAATCTGTGGTTGGTTATAGGGATCGCTTTCTTTATCTTTTTCCCATACGTCGTATATTTTCGCCTTACAACCCATATTACGTATATTAAATATAATATATTTTTTTTTATTAATAGACATTTTTAAATTTTTAATATAGTGCGTATCTCATCCTTTTTATTCTCTATCGATAATTCTATAAGTTTTTCTATAGTCTGCTCATCCAGATCATCGGTAAGTTGACCGGAAATAAAAAAAGGTTGTCCTGAAATATCATCGTGAGTGGCTAAAAATTTGGTGATAGCATCATATTTATCGCCTGTAAGTTTTTCAGTACTGTAAGATCTTAAAATCATAATATTCACTATTATCAATAATATTAATATGAAGTTCATCTACTATAAAAAAATATTTTTTTATAGTAAATGGGAGGAAGTTCCAGTAGACAAACTATTGAAACTACACTGAACACTGATGTACTAAATGAGACGATCCAGAATTTTATAACCACAAATAGCCAGACGGTTTCTGCTTCTGGTATGAATATTCAGAAATTGGATGTGAAATTTGGAAATCTAAAAGGTTGTGATTTTATAACAAATCAAACTATAGATTCGGAAGTAGTATCATCAGGTGAACTATCATCTACCGATCTAACAGAACTACAAACTCAGGCAGAATCCCATCTAGAAAATAACGTTGACGCACTTATGGAAAAAATGTCGGGTTTTGGGTCATTACAGTTTGAAAATGATTCACAACAGGATGTCCGACAGAATATATCTAATACTTTAAAAAATGTTACTGAAACCACTTTTGAAACTGATAACTATAACGAGATTGTTTCTTCGGTTATTAATATTCAGAATCAAAAAATCGAGGCTGGTAATTATGACTGCACAAAAGGTGGACAGATTAATTTAAACCAGGATATTAGTTCTAAAGTTATAGCAACAGCTTTGACTGAGCAGCTTGTCGATCGTTTTGTAAAGGATGAAAAGGTGGCTGAAATTATAAATAAAGTCGAAACTGAACAGTCTAACCGGGATGAAGGAGTTGGTGAAGCCACCGCTGCTGCCGCTGAAGGTATCGGTGCTGGCGTTGGAACAGCCGTCAGAAGTATTGGGGAATCCTTTAACGCGGCTTTCGGTGGTGGAGCCGCTGGACCTATTATTTTTGGGATTATAATTCTGTTTATTATTGTTGGAGGTGCGTTTGCATATTATAAGTACAAACAGTCAAAAGGGCGTGGTTATAAAAATAATTAGTTAAAGACTTTCGGGGCAGATAGATTATATGATTCTTAGCATAGATGTCGGGATAAGGAATTTAGCTATGTGTATGTTTGATGATAAAACGAATACAATAAAACATTGGGATGTGTCAGGTATACCACCAGAACACAGAGATGGTACGTACGTATCTCTTCGAAAACATCTCGATGAACGCCCATGGGTATTGGAATCTGACACGGTCCTTATAGAAAAGCAGCCTGACAGGAATAAGAAAATGAAGTCAGTAGAGAACTTTTTACATGCTTATTTTGTTATTAAGGTACCTGATACAACCACGATAATATACGACGCGCGCTTTAAAATACCAGATGTATCTGGACCAGGAAAAGCGCAATATATGAAGAGAAAGAAAACCTCTATAGATCGATGTAAGATATTCTTAGAGACTCATGAAAATAATCATAGTTGGTTACCAATATTTGAAGCCTCAAAAAAGAAGGATGATCTCGCAGATACAGTTATGCAGGCTATAAGTTATACTAAGAGGATAGAACCAGTTGTTAAAAAAGATGTAATTAAACGAATCGTAGCTAGAAAACCTAACGATAATCAAAAGAGGACAAAATATTCTAAACCTAATCTTATATGGATTTATAAAAATGATCCAGAACACATGAAATCAAAAAGATTTTTGAAAGATCTCAAACGTTATTACACTTCATTAAACGAGCTAAAAGAAGATGTTGGTTAGAAATTTCACGTCGGTTCTATACTGCTCGTAAACTCAATATCCTAAAGCCAGACTCGAGTGTCACGAGGAAATCCGTATATGATATTAATCTGAAAGATACGGCATATTGGAAAATGGAAGAAGAGCGAATGAATAAAAATAATATAATACATAAAATGAACACGCTACTCTTACCCAGAGCCTTCTTCACGACGGACCAGGAGAAGCTGAAAAAATTCAGGAAGAAACTTGTTGATGACCGTAAAGGGCAGCTTAAAAATATAAAGCAGAAATTCACTGATATAGCTGACGAAGAGACTAAACGTGCCAAAAAACTTTTTGATGATCATAAAGAGTTCTTCAAACCAGAAAAGGAAACTACTACGTCTATAGATTTTTACGAAAAGTAAATAGCATGTAAATTATTAGTAAAGTCATATATTCTGTCATGAAACCCTGTTCCGCAGCTACCAATGCTGTCAATATAACCACTTGTGAATTTTGTATTTCCTTTCTTGTCTTTTCTAATTTACGAGTCAATGATGATCTCGATTTTTCTAATCCTAATACGGCTGTGCTAATGTCCTTTATACGAGACGGCATCTCTGCCGTGGTACTTAATATTTTATTTATGTCTATAATATCTGAAACCTGCTCCTGAATCAGGGGTTCCAGATATTCATAATATGTAAAGTCGGGATCGAGTTTCACGCATATACCCTCTATGGTTGAGAATGTTTTTGCCAGGTAAATGAATGAAGTAGGCACGAGAAAGGGTTTTTTCTGCGCGAGACGAAGAAGTACCTCGTCCTCCATAATGTCGTTAGCGACGCTGGTACCATCTAGTGTCTCCAGGTAATTGAGTACCGTCTTGAAGAACAGTCTGATATCATCTTTATCAGATGTAGTGGGAAGTATGATTTTTAATTCGATGAGAATATCCACTATACCAGCCGTGTCACGTTGAATGATGCACGCGAATAACTTTTTGAAGCCTTCCATGAGATTATCTGATATAGGTATGACCAATCCGAAATCATAAAACACTATAGTGCCATCTGTTGTAAACCCAACATTACCTGGATGGGGATCAGCATGAAAGAATCCCTTCTCCATGGTTTGTATGATATAAGAGTTTATGAGGGCTTTACACACGGTCTTCTTATTGATGTTAGGATCTGTCAATTCGGTCAATTTATCAGATGCCACATACTCCATGACAATCATGTCATCAGTGCAATACTCGTGGTAGACTTTAGGTACAGTAATCCACTGTATATCTTCCATGGCTTCTCGAAACATTGTGGCATTTTTAATCTCCAAATGATAATCAGTTTCTGATAGAAGATAGTCGACAGACTCCTGTAACACACTGCTCGTACCGGTACCTGTGTCGAATCCAATTCTTTCTAGAAAGGCTACTATCTCCATGAGAGTATCCGTGTCAAATTTCATAGTTTCGTATATATTTGGGCGTTTTACCTTGACTATCACGTCTTCACCAGTTATTAGAGTAGCCCTATGCACTTGACCGATACTAGCGGATTTGTATGGTACATCGTCGAAAGTACGAAACACAGAAGTATCTATGCTATCCATCAACTCAACCGGAGGAACGTCATCCTGTAAAGTTTCCAGTTCCCTAACGAATTCTATTGGGTAAATATCACCCCTGGTGGAAACTATTTGTCCGAGTTTTATGAAAGTTGGACCAAGTTTGATTACATTGTCACGAGTCCACGCCCCCAATTTCGCCTGATCACGCGTAATTGCCCTGCGAACCATGAACTCAGAGGCGAATTTCCATGTTTTATACTTCTGTCCAGGTCTCACCTGTGTACATAGCGTCGCCGCCATATTATATTAAGCATATAAAGATATTGAGCTATAGAAACACAAATGATCAAAGTGCTTGATAATGGTTTCGTGCGTCTTGTCGATCACATGCCTCGAGAAAATCTCGATTCTTCCATCGTCCAGTCAGCACGTGTATCGTATGGAGAAGGTACTAAAACATCGAGAGGTGATAAGGGACTCATTAGATATCTTATGCGTCACTGGCACACTACGCCATTCGAAATGGTAGAATTTAAATTTCATATTAAGATGCCCATTTATATAGCGCGTCAGCATATGCGTCATCGCACAGCGAGTATAAATGAACTTTCCGCCAGGTATTCAGTAGTTCCCAAAGATTACTACACACCCGATGTACTGCGTGGTCAATCGACCGTCAATCACCAGGGATCATGCGGTGAGGCTGTTGTCTCCGAAGAACATATGAATAACATGAAGGAACATCTCGAAAAATCGTTTGAAGTCTACGAGGATCTACTGGAGGATGGATGTTGCAGAGAGCAGGCAAGAGGTAATTTGCCACAGTCGACCTACACGGAGTTTTATTGGAAGATTAATCTTCATAATCTGATGCATTACCTTCAGCTTCGGATGGATGGTCATGCTCAAGAGGAAATCAGGGCATACGCTGAAGCCATCTTCGCACTCGTGGAACCTCTCGTACCCATCACCATGAAAGCTTTTATGGATTTTAGAGTGAATGCTATGCAGTTATCCAGTCTAGAAATCGAAGCTATTAAAAACGGTACGTATATTGAATCACCTGGAGAACGTAGAGAATTTGAAGAAAAGAAAAAATTATTGGGAATTCCGTGATGAAATAATATTTTATACATTAAATAATATATGAGGGTACATATTGTAGGAGCGGGGCCAACTGGTATGTCCATCGCGTGGGAATATGCTAATTTCACGGATCATGAGATTATAGTATATGATAAAAAATCGTCAGTGGGTGGGTCTTGGTGGGAACCTAGTGTTCACACGAGAGATCTTCATTCACATAGAGCTATATTCGACAAAGCGTTTGTAAACACACAAAGTTTATTCAGCGAGATGGGTATATCTTGGGATAAAATGTTTATAAACGATAGTAAAAACGTATACGGAACAATATTTAAGTCTCTTCGACCTAATGATTATTTAAAACTTATTTCATTGAGTGCGAGAGTACTTTTAGATCCAAATGTATACGTGAGCGTGACACTCAAAGACGCTCTCGGTCCAATGTCACCAACTGGTCAAAGATTAGTGGAAACGCTTACATATATCATGGACGGTGTGGGATGGAATACTATGTCCGCCTATGAATTTGTACAAAATTTAAATCATGTCGGATTATCTAAACCACAAACACAAAGGGTGTCTGGTAAAGTGATGTCCGACGCTATGCACGAAGCTTTAGAAAAGGTTGGTGTTTCATTCGTTTTTAATACGGAACTAAAAGATGTAGAATACAGAGACGATGGTTTCGAAGCTACATTCCACAATGGTGAAAAGGTAGATGACGGACTTCTTGTTTTATGCTTAGACAACAACCCCGCTTCAAAACTTATTAAAGACAATTGGGGTCCTAATGCTTCAGAAATAGTTAAAGAAAGTGCTTATGAATGTATAAATGTTTTGATTGATTATGATACACCTATACAAATAGATAACCCATTGAAATTAAGCATGCATTCAGAATGGTCGATAGTTCCTCAAGTTTTATCAGATGGGAAGACCGTTTCGTGTGTTATTTGTCGACTCACAGATGACATACTCACGACTCCACCGGAAGAGTTAAAATTACGCGTGATAGAACAGTTAGGGATTCCTAATAAACCAAGTGGTATTCGAATAGCGTGGGGAACGAAATGGGATGGAAAGAGGTGGCAGTTTCATCAGTCTTCGGGTGTGTTAAGTACCCGAGGACAAGTACCATTCTACGGGAAGAGTAAAAATGTCGCTTTATGTGGTATGATGTCACATCGTCATACACCTTATGCAAGCATAGAAGCGGCGGTAGAGGTCGGAAGACGATTTTGTCAATTTAGAAAACCATTATCACCCATACTCATCACTGATGTTTTAAAGTTATTTATAGTTTTTATATTATTACTAATCATACAAAGATGAGATTTTCGTGCAAAGTACACACACCCATGATTGACTATAATAATAAAAAGTATATACGTTTTTTTATTACTGATGATATAAAACAACGTATAAATTTCGTACATTCTAAAAATAATCTTAAAGGTAGTCATAAGGATATACCATTGGATGGAAATGTCTTAACAGTGAAAGTACCGTTCAAATATAGAAGAGTTATGTGTACATTTGAAGGTGTACCTGTACAAACTCTAAAAAAAGATGACGAAGTTGACGTAGATGTCACTTTCATGGGAGTTTGGTCATACAACGAGTATTGTGGTTATACATGGAAGTTGAGTTATATAAAGTCTTCTAACAAATATATAGTATGACACTCACCCGTACAGGGTATATTGTACCTATATCACTAAATGTTAAACAGGAATTAACTGTTAGACCTATAGTGAACAGCGATTTTGGAGTTGCTCCACCATCATTTAAAGTTTTCAGAGAGGCAAAAAATGGTTTATGTGTCCCGAGATTTTACGCGGAAGATAAATTTGGTAAACCAAAAGAAGATACTAGACCCGAACCTTCGCGTATACATGTCAAGTTCAATGGTAAACTGAGAGATGAAACATTTCAGAATACAGCTCTTCAAAAAGCTATAGAAGCTGGTCATGGTATACTTTCACTCCCATGTGGATTTGGTAAGACGACTGTATCTCTCGCTATAGCATGCAAATTGGGGTTTAAAACTATGATTGTAGTTCACAAGGAATTTTTAGCAAATCAATGGTGTGAAAGAATTAAACAATTCTGTCCAGGAGCTACTATAGGTATAGTTCAACAGAATAAAAAAGAAGTTGAGTGCGATTTTATCATAGCCATGCTTCAATCGTTAGCCCTCAAAGAATATTCATTCAAAGACTTTGATAGTGTAGGAACTCTTATCGTAGATGAGGCGCACCATATATGTGCAAAAGTATTTTCACAATCCCTGTTTAAAATATGTCCACGACATATATTTGGGTTATCAGCTACACCTAATAGAAAAGATGGTCTCACTAAAGTACTTCATTGGTTCATGGGACCAACGTTTTTTGCAGTAGAAAGAGAAAATCAGGCACAGGTTGATGTATTTCCAATAGATTTCACCTGTAGTAGATTTAATGATCCCCCGCCATGCACTAGATTCGGAAAATTATCACTACCCACCATGATTACGGAACTCACTGAAATGCAAGATAGAAATACACTCATTATTAGTACAGTCAATAGCGCTATACAAGGTACTAGACAAGTGCTTGTACTCAGTGATCGTCGCAGTCATTGTGAATGGTTACATAGAAAATTCAAAGAAAGGTCAGGGTTGTATATGGGTGGTATGAAGGAAGATGAACTCACGAAGTCAAGCGAAAAACAAATCATATTTGCCACTTATAGTCAAGCACACGAAGGTCTGGACATACCTAGTTTAGATACAGTCATATTGGCAACCCCTAAATCAGATATCGTACAATCCATAGGCAGAATTATGAGAGAGACACATGGTAAGAAGAATAATCCGAGGATTTATGACATTATCGATCATTGGTCGGTGTTTAATACAATGTACCATAAAAGAGTACGTGTGTATGTACAAGGTGGTTTTAATATTCCAAATATTCCTAAAAAGGATACAGATGACTTCCCGAAAGGAAAATGTCTCATACAAGTATAAAGATGCCCTGTTCAATAGGAAGATCAGTTCAAAAGTACAGGGGAAGTGTCGTCATTGGAGATGGCTCAGCATCTAATCTTCAGCAAGTTACAGAAAATGGTAATACAACGACATTAAGCATAGTAACAGATGCATTTTTTATAGGTGATGGTGGTTTATTAACAAATGTTGGTATTAGTAATATATCACTCGAAAATGTTACTTTATATGGTAATACAACTTCCCATAAGATCCAGTTTCAAAATACACTTACATCTTGGGAAGCTCTAGGTAATGTAATAGTATACGGGGGGTCTTATTTCGGTGACGGATCCACTCTCTCCAACATGGTAAAACTTTCTGATTTTGAAGATAATGTCGCGAGAATTACAAATATAGAAACTTTTAGTTTAGGAAATGTACAAAGTAATATAATAAATTTGGAATCTAATGTCGCGATCCTGAAAAATGATGTAGTGAGGATAGATACAGATATTGACAATTTGCAAGGGGATGTAGTGAGGATAGATACAGATATTGACAATTTGCAAGGGGATGTAGTGAGGATAGATACAGATATTGACAATTTACAAGGGGATATAGTGAGGATAGATACAGATATTGACAATTTGCAAGGGGATATAGTGAGGATAGATACAGATATTGACAATTTGCAAGGGAATGTCGTAAGACTTGAAAATGATGTCGATTTATTACAGGGGAATGTTCTAACAATAGAAAATGATATTACTATTTTACAAGGAAATATTATAACGATATCAGATGATTTAATAAATTTAGAAGGAAATGTTTTAAGATTAGAAGCCAATAATATTGTCACATGGTCGAAGATTACTTCATCTGAACAAAGAATTGAAACAATTGAAGAAAACCCTATTATTTCAAATAGTTATTCTACCATAACAAGTGGATTTAATCAAGGTGATCTCATCTACGCTATTGGTGATAATATGTTATCTCAATTGAACGTGGGATCAGTTGGTAAAATTATAAAATCATCGGGTTTGGTACCGTATTGGGCAGATGCACAATTTACAGTAAATAATAATTACACGTACATAAATGTAATATTAACCTGGATTCAGCGAGGATTAGATATAGATGGAACTATAACTAATGGAAGATTCGGTACATCAGTTTCCATGTCATCTGATGGGAGTATAGTGGCCGCCGGAGAACCTGGTACAGGTAATGTAAAGATATATTCTTGGAATGGGACCACATGGGGAACATTTGGAAACATACCCGGTTCACAAACGTATGAAAGCGGAACTTCTATAGATTTATCCGCAGATGGACACACAATAGTTATAGGTACACCGGGTGGAACTGGTTCGGTTAGTGTATATAGATGGAGTTCTGGGGTGACATGGAACCAATTAGGTAATACATTAGTTGGTAGTAGTAAACGTAGTGGTTTATCAGTAAGTATATCTTCTGATGGTAATACCATTTTAGTCGGAGAACCAGGAAACGACTACGATATAAATTCATTTAGTAATGACTATGGAGGGGCTACAGTTTACAATTGGAACGGTACATCATGGAATATACTTGGAAGCACCATTACAAGCAATGCACCGGGTGAATTAAATGGGTTTTCTGTATCATTGTCAAATGATGGAACAGTATTGGCTTTAGGTGAACCTAGGCATGATACTAACCTTTTTAAAGTAGGTCGAGTCCGAGTTTTCCAACTGACTACTCCAGGTAATATATGGGTCAGCAAAGGGAGTTATTTACTCGGTTTAGAATCTGGTGAACAATTTGGATACGCTGTATCCTTATCCGGAGATGGTAATACGTTGGCGGTAGGAACACCATTTAGTGATAAAAATGGTATACAGTCAGGTGTTGTAAAAGTGTATAGATGGAATGGAGGAAATTGGGTTCAAAAAGGTGTAGACATCAATGGTATTATGATTGGTGACTGGTTTGGTAATTCTGTAGCTATGTCATATGATGGAAATTCAGTAGTAGCCGGATCTATTTTAAGTGATGAAAACGTTGTTGATGCGGGACAGATACGAGTTTTTAATTGGAAAGGTACAGTTTGGGAACAGGTTGGGTATAGTATAAATGGTGAATTTACCGGTGATAGTAGTGGGACGTCAGTATCTATGACTGATGATGGAAGAATGGTATCATTCGGCGCTCCTTATCATGACAATAGTAAAGGTCATGTTAAAATTTATACGAGTGAAATACTTGCTTCTGATAGAAATTATGATGATGAAATAATACAACTTAATTCAAATATAGAAGAATTAAGAATTTCCAATCTTAACACACATGTTCAATTGACTGTTATTGATAATAGGTTAGATATATTTGATAATCATATTTCTAATATAGATACTGATATTAATACTTTAAAAAATAATGAAATAGTTAAATATAGTTATGGAATTACTTCTGGATTTAACAGAGGGGATTTAGTTGTAGCTACTGGTGTAGATAATTTAGGTGTTTTACCAGTGGGATTAAGTGGTCAGGTGTTAAAAACAGATGGGGTTCAGGTATTCTGGGGTGAAGATATCGCTGGAACGGGTGGTACGGGGAGTCTGTTGGGGCTTCAAGAAGTTACGGAAAATAATAATCAGACAAACATAACCGTTCGCTTATTAAATCCAAACACATCTTTATATGCTAGTGGATTGGTAGACGGAGCCTTTTTTAGAGGAGATGGTGGTTTGTTATCAAATATAAATTCGTCTACAACTCTAGATGATGTTTGTACAAATAGTAATATCACAAGTAGTACTATACAACTCACAAATGTAGGAACTTCGTTGGTCGCATCTGGTAAAATTATAGCGTCTTCTTTTGAAGGAAGTGGCTCACAATTGACAGGTGTAGCAACTTCTTCGCAATTGTTTAGTAATTCGCTTAGAATTACAAATTTAGAAACATCTAACAATGCAATCTGGAATATACCTATCATATCAAATAGTTATAATAGTATAACAACTGGATTTGTGAAAGGTGATTTAATATACGCTTTAGATACTAGTCAATTGAAAAAATTAGCTATAGGTAATAATGAAGACATACTCACTGTAGAAAACGGTGTACCGTCATGGAAGTCACCGGGATCGGGTACAAGTATACCTACCATTACAGTTAACGGTAATTATACTGGTATATCTAATACAAATCCAGAAAATACACTTCACGTAGGTTCTAAACTAATTATAGATGAGAATAGTGTAGATACAATTTATGTCAGGGGAAATGTATTTATTTCAGATAATCTTGAATGTGTCAATAGTATAAAAACGAACCAAATAGCCATTAATAATTTAATACTTAGAAATGCAGAAGTAGCTGCAGAAAGACCGCCTAAAAAAGTTTTTATTAATTAATAGTAAAAATGAATGAATATGAATATACCGGGATATCCACAAGACCTGATATTACCGGATTTACACAAGTAGCAGGAACTGGTGGAGGATATACTGGTGGATACAATACGGCTTTACGAGTAGCTTCTAATTTCGATGGTAGTAAGGTTGCCGTATCCGACGAATCTAAGGGTACAGTTACTATTTATGATTATGTAGAAACGACAAATACATGGTCGATTAAAGCCGAACTCACAAGTGGCTCTCCTTATACTTCAAATGGATTTGGTGTTTCTATAAGTATGGATTGGGATGCTGAAAGAATCGCTATTGGAGCGCATGGTATATCGACCGTGTATACATATGACTTTATTAATACTACGTGGGTAGGACCTAGAATAATACAAGGTGATACTGGATCTGATTTTGGGTACTCTGTATCACTAGCCGCAAATAGCCCTGATCTCTTATGTATAGGCGCTCCTAAGTATAATAAAGTGTATATATACAACGATATACAAGCTAATTGGAATCGGGTTTATGTAGATGATGGTTTAACAATTTTAAGTCGTATACCTGAAACCCCAACTTCTAATATCATACTAAAACCTGAATATAATGCTTATGGTTATCATGTAAACATGTCCCCATCCGGTGAGTACGTCGTTGCAGGTGCACCTGGTACATACATGTCTAATATATTGACTAGTAATATTCTTTACATAGAAAGTGGTGGTACATTAAGTAGTCCACCACTAGGTATAGATTATCCTTTTGGAACAAACGGAGATGCCGTTCTAAACGGAGTGTATCCAGATCAAATGAAACACGTTGGTAATGTCAGGGTTTTAAGTAGAAACGGTGATACATGGTCTCCAGCAACATCAATAAGATTAGGTCAAGATATACCTGGAGATCCAGAAAATTATATTTTAGGAAGTAATTATTACCCCGGATATGTAAATAGAGGAAATAGTACTACGAGTACTGGATGGTGTATGCCATCGTTTGGATGGTGTACACATATAAAAGATGAATACGGTCAAAATAATGATATTGTTATAACCGTTTCATCCCCTACTTATACATGGGGTCGTGATAGGGCATTTTATTCCGGAAAAATATCACGCTTTATATATTCTAGTGATATAAATGATTGGAAACCATTCGGTTATGATTTAATATCACAATTTAAATCTTCTTTGTATGGTCATTCATTTTCAATGGATTATGATGGAAAACGAATAGCGATAGGCGCACAAGCATCCTTTCAAGCTGATTATTATAATTCAGTTTTACCACCTGGTAGAATACACGTGTTAGAATGGACAAATGATACATGGGATGAGGTGCAGCCTAATATTTTATTAACTCGAAATTTTAATGAAAGATTAGATCGAGTAGACGTATCGATAGTGAACGGTAAACATGTGTTCGCTACATCTAAACAGTATGGCACGATGTATACTAAACGATTTGATTTGACTCAAAATTTTATTGGAAATAGTAGATTTTCTGGATATATATCATCGGATGTAATTAAAGTTGGAACTAATAATGGTGACGAAACTAATAATACAAAGAAGATAATAGAATTCGGTGGTACAACAGGTGATCAATATTTTGAATATGCGTCTATAGAAAATAGAAACTTACAAAGAGAAGGTAAATCTGAATTACTTTTATTAAAACGTTCGGGTGATGTATTGTTTCCAGATGTACTCAGGTTAAAAGGTAACGAAGTGCATCTTGATACTATTCAAAGTGGGCAGGGAACAGTGGTAACTAGAAATTATAACTCTGACACGAACACGTATGAAAGATTTCGGGTATACAAATTGTCTGAATCAAAAGAATATCATAGACCATCTTTAATAATAAATACAGAAGGTAATGTATGTATTACTCCATTCGTAAATCAGGATTTACATTTACCAAAATCATGGTATGCTGGTAATCGTGATACATCTCCTTGGTACAAGGGTTCATGTGAAGCAAAGGGTATGTTTGATGTTAATGGAGATACATACATGAGAGATAGGCTGAATATTAATTATTTTGATAAAAGTAAATATATAGATACATGGGTAATTGAACCAAGTATTTTTTATAATACACGGAACTATAATGTACTATATTTAGATCCATTGGATACTAATCGTAAACTCGTAAGATCTGAATGTAGACCATTTCAGAATAATATAGTCACCCTTTTTGGGGTTGTTGAAACAGCCTCTGGAAATGGACAAGTAAATTATTTAGAAAATTACAGAGGTTTTGAGTTCGTTGATGATGGTAAAATAACAACTGTATCACATCTAACGTTTAAAAATTGTAGGACATCGTTATGGATTCTTCTTAATAATTCTCAAAATACATATCTAAAAAGTACTTTATTTTCATTGTATCAGGATAATAATAGTAGAATTACAGTTTCGCTTACAAATAATGGTATAGATATAGAATATGAAAAATTAGGAACTGGTGGTGTAACATTTAATTTTTTTTCCAATATCAACTTTTCCCCTAATATATGGTATAATTTACAGTTTCAGTTACCACTAGACGAGGAACCACAAAATACAAATCCAAATAGTGATAACGCGTATATATCTTTATGGGTAGACACTGTAGAACAAACATTAACATTAACTGGTGTACCTACACCTTTGCGTATGGCAGGACAACTTGAACTCACACTTGGTGGAAATACCGAAAATATAATTATTGGAATGTTTATGCATTGGAATGTTTATGCATTCACTGACTCCACAATACCAAATCTTTCATTCACAGATACTAAAAATGCTGCTATTAAAAGTATATATGATTACGGACCTCCATCCGAAATGTTAGTAGTAGGTGGTGATGGGGTTATTTCAGGTAAATTGGGTATAGGTACGAACAATCCCAACGAAGAATTAGAAGTTGTTGGAACTGTACTTGTGAATGGTGAACAGGGTGGTGTTGTTGTTGATGCAGCTGGTTTAAAACGTTTTGGATTTATGAAATATGCTGGTACGGGTGCCGCATTGGTTCATGCTAACGATCAAAGACTGGATTTTGGAAGATCTGATACAGGTGATGTCACGACTACTACTACGTTTACTCCAGAATTAACAATTGCTTCGAATGGTAAAGTTGGTGTGGGTACCGTGAGTCCGAACGCTCCTTTACATGTAAATGTATCGGGTTCTTCTTCTGATCCGTCGACAACAGGATTGTACGTGTATAATCCAACTAATAGTGCTGGTCAAGATTCTTCTGTATCTATACGAGTAGCTGGATCAGCGGCTGGTGACCCTTTTTTAAGTTTCGACATTTACGGTGAGGCGGGATGGGCCTTTGGTATGGATAATTCCGATGGTAATAAAATGAAACTCGGTTCAAATTGGAACAGTGTTTCTAATAATACAAAATTAACTGTAGATACTAATGGATATGTAGGTATAGGAGTAACCAACCCACAAACTATTTTACATTTACCTACGTACGGAGTTTTCCGAATAGGAGATGGCGTCAACTGGTGGGACGATAAAAAAACTATAATAAAAAATAGTACTTCATGGAGTTTAGGTCAATTAAATGGCTATACATTAAATTCCGGGGCTGGATCTTTTTCGACGGGTGGTATCACCGACTGGTCAATATGGGAAGCATATACAGGTGAAGCTGCTACCATAGCTATAAACGGTGACACTATAGCCATGTCTAGCCCCGCTGACAACGAAACCATCAACTATTATGATGAAGATACTGCTTCACGAATATGGTATATTAGTACAAGTGGTAACATTATATCAACTTCAGATATTAGAAGAAAAACAGATATACAGCCATTTACATGCGGAAACAGCTTGGAATCATTTAAAAAGTTAAACACCGTAAATTATAAACTAAAAAAACCGGATAAAGTGACCCGCGAAACTAAAAAATACGATGAAGTTCATTCTGGATTTATAGCTCAAGAAATATTAGAAATATTTCCTGAATGTGTAAAAACTGACAGTGATGGGTATCATTCACTTGATTATAGGAAATTTACATTAATAACTATAAATGCACTCAAAAAAGAAATAGAAAAAAGAGAACAATTAGAATCTCAACTCGCGTCTGTTCTCGCGCGTCTGGATGCCCTCGAAAATAAGTAATTGGATGTCACTTATTTGAAGGTTATTATATATAAAAAGATACTATAGTATTTAATTATTTTTTTATAGAATCCATAGCCGCCAAAGCCAGTACACCGACTATGAAAAACATCACCACATAGTTACATTCAGTGGTTTCGGCAGACTCTCGATTTACATTCATTTTTCGCTTTACTGGAGGAGTCACTGGATCTGGTGTCTCATCAAATTCAATCGGACAGTACGCTATCATTTATATTATGATTACAAATTAATTTCAACTTTCTTTTTACGTCCAGCTCGTTTTGTCTTTGCATTTGACACCTTGACCTCTTTAATATCATCCTTACTCTCTGGTAATTCATCGTCAGCAACTATATCTGATATATCATCGTCGTCGTCATCATCATCATCAACCGGAAGAGATGACTGTTGTCGCGATGTATTCATTGGTGGAGCTGGGGGCATCATTATACCCCCCATTAGACTGGATATATCTAGTCCAGGTCCTTTCATCTCATGGCGGTCATTGTTTTCAGGTGACCTAGGTGCATTTTGCATTGTATTTTGAACCGCATTCATCATATTTTGCATGAGATCTGGGTTTTGCTTCATGACATCATTTACATTGGGCATAACCGATTTGAACATACTATTCGTGAGATGAAACATCATGGCACTTCCACCCAACATCATGATGAGTCGCACTTCGGGTGCCATTTTCATATTACCACGATATTTCACATATAACTCTTCAAATACTTCGTCGTAATCATCTACGCTTTCCATAACATTTTCAGACCATCCATCTAATTGTATCTCAAAAGGATTATAACGTTTATTTAAGAACTCTAAACCCGTGACACATGCAATCAACATACGTCTCGAGAACTTTACAGATTTATCGACTTCGATACTATAAGTTATACGCTTCACCTCAGTACGAAGTTCGTCTATAGACGAATATATAGTGAGTCTTTTATTCACCGTAAACCCCTTCTTTTCGAGTCTTCCAAGTTTGTTCATTAAATCTGCTTTTTCCTCATCAATGGTGTTATATCCAGGGGATGGTTTTTCATCTTCTTCAGTAGGTCCTTCATATTCATTTCCAGGATTATCATACTCGTCTGGTTCATTTTCACCATAATCTATTGGATCTTCATGCTGAGGTGGCGGCGGTGCGCTCTGTTTCATTGGATTAGCAAATTCGTTAATATCCTCTTGGTACGATGGTGGTGCTGACCTTTCAGGATACGAACGACCTCGTGTCATCTTTTGTGGTTTTGGAAAATTCAATTGAATCTCATCCATCATCGCCTGTTCGTGTTCATCGAGTTTCATATTATGTGAATCTCCTCGGTCGAGTATAATTTCACCGTCCATTACTCTCTATTATGAAACTATTCTTTTATCTTTAACGCACTTTATAATAAAAAAAATATTGACACACTATAAATGAAACTTAATTCCACAAATCGTAGTACTCTTAATGCCGTCGCCGTGATCGTCATCCTTCTTGTTATTATCATGTTTATGAGACCCCCCCGTGATCCTACAGTCAGTATGTATCAGCCCAGGGAAATCGTCACAACTATAAAGAGTGACAAATCTATATTCGGTCTTCCCCGCAGCACGGATTGTCTCGCCGGTCCTACGAAGGAGGCAGACTTTTACAACATAGATGTCCAAGGTATCTGCGGTGGTCAGCAGCTCGTTAAGGATCATGCTAGCTATGAAATCGGCGATGGAATTGGCGGTGTTTTAATCTGAGTTAATATAAATGTCTCTCGTGACCGCACCACAGCCGACAATACCTGATTTTGAACATGAATACCATACTATAGTTGTAGATACATTAGACCAGCCGAGTAAAAATACATTTTCAGTGTTTTTACAGCAGCCTATAGAGAATATTGTTCAGGCACGTCTCACAGCTGCGCAGATACATACAAGTTCCTCTAACGTATGTCACATTTCTATAGAAGAGTTAGATACTAATTTTAGTCAGCGGGCAACATCAGATCTACAGGGGCAGTCTACACTTACCTCCCTGAATAGATCATTTGCTACACTATTATGCGATGGGTCGGGTAATTTTAATTTTACAGATAACTACCCAATCGTGCAACAGTACATCACACCCATAAGAAAGCTTGGGCGTTTGTCATTTACCTTGAAAAATCAAAATGGTAATACCATCCCGGGAACTACAGACAACTATTTCATATTACGATTCGTCACAAAGTCACCGAACCTTCCAGGGCGTTAGTTTGTATATTTTTTAACCTGTATTATTATAAATGTCCTCTGGAATAGTCCAACTCATAGCCATCGGCGCTCAAGATGAACATATCGTGGGCGAACCCGAAATTTCCTTCTTCACATCAACTTTCAAGAGACATTCCAACTTTTCACAGTCCGTCGAAAAACAGACGATTCAAGGAGCTGTGAAAGGTAACTCTATGTCTACCATAAAATTCGAAAAAAGTGGTGATTTATTGGGTTACACCTATTTCACCCTAGATGACTTATCTCAGGCATTGGACATTCAGCGATGGGATAGAATCATTGATCATGTAGAACTCTTAATAGGTGGACACATCATAGATACTCAAGATGCTATATTCACCGAAAAGATTGCCATAGATACATTTGCTCAAAACGTATCAAAAAGCTCAAACGGCACACATCCCGGTGTGAGCGCTAGATCCTATTTTTACCCGCTTCGTTTCTTCTTCTGCGAGGGACCCCAGTCAGCTATACCCATCGTAGCTTTACAATATCATAACGTGGAACTTCGTATTCATTGGGGTCCTGATGCTGGAAACTACAACGTAGAAGCCTACGCTAACTATTATTACTTAGATAACGAAGAACGAGGGAATATAGCGTCACGACCGCATAACATACTCATCACTCAGGTTCAAAAGAATATTCCATCGGGGGAACTCATACAGGAATTAACCTTCAATCACCCCGTCAAATATCTCGCATGCTCTAATACTTCTTCTGAGGGTGCTCTTACATCTACAGATAATAAAATCAAATTAAGCATAAACAGTGTTGATATTGGAATATATAAATGGGCCAAGCCACATTTCATAGACATCATGAACTATTATCATACAAACTTCGTGACGAGTCCAGATTTTTTCTTATATTGCTTCTGTCTAAACACAAGCTCATTACAACCAACAGGAACACTTAACTTTAGTAGATTAGATTCAGCAAAGATTCATAGTCAGAAAAAGCCAATTACAGATCCAATATACGCAGTAAACTATAATATTTTACGGGTTGATAACGGTATGGCAGGGCTTATGTATGCAAATTAAAATGCATTGTTATAATATAATGGTGAAAAATCTAAGTACAGTTGAGAGATCAACTAAAATTAGATTTGGTAAAAATTGTACGGATGATCAGGCAGATAATACGATTGTATTTAACGCATCAGAGGAGGAAATAAATGCTGATCGCCAAGGTAGTGTATACATGACTCCTTTAAGACAATTATTAGATAATAATCAAACATTTCTAGCTTATGACAGAGAATCTAAAGAAATACTCGATTCAGGATTAACAAAAAGACAAGCTTTTGGTGTACCTACGTTAGATGAAGTAGTTGCTACAGGTAATGTTACATCAAATGGTATAACTGTCGGTTCGATTATTGCATTTGAGGATAGTTCTTTTAATGCAAATTTAACAATTTCACATAAAACTACTACAAACGACATGACAGTATTGAGTTTGCAAAGTAATGTTATACCACTCGTCGATTCTAATAATACATTTATCAATTCCAAGATATCACAACCGTCCGAAACACTTGTTAATGTAGAATCAGGCATGAATGTTTATGGTAACGTCATAGTATCAGGTGATACTACTGCCACCAACGTCATAGTAGACGGTTTTTTTGGAGAAATTAAAGGTTCCAATGCCATTTCAGCATCTGATATAACCGCCACCAACGTCATAGTAGACGGTTTTTTTGGAGAAATTAAAGGTTCCAATGCCATTTCAGCATCTGATATAACTGCAACCAACGTCGTAGTAGATGGTTTTTTTGGAGAAATTAAAGGTTCCAATGCCATTTCAGCATCTGATATAACTGCAACCAACGTCGTAGTAGATGGTTTTTTTGGAGAAATTAAAGGTTCCAATGCCATTTCAGCATCTGATATAACTGCAACCAACGTCGTAGTAGATGGTTTTTTTGGAGAAATTAAAGGTTCCAATGCCATTTCAGCATCTGATATAA